GCTACAGCCCAGAAACTGACTGCTGGTACAGCAACAGGTACACAGTTCTCTGCGGGGCTATTGACCGCTACTACCCAGAAGCATGTAGCGGTTATCAATACTGGAATTGGATTCCAGGCTGCATTGGCATCTGCTACCGCGCAGGCCCAGATTACACAGTTTAGGACAGGTGTAACATTCCTATCTGTCTTGGCTACTGCGTCTGCCCAAGAGCTGGTGAGCACACTCTCAGCAGGGACCAAATTCAACGCAGATGTAACCACTGTCTCTCTAAGCTCTTACGCCGCAAGCATGGTGCAGGGCTTGGGTTTCCAAGCGCAGCTGATGCAGGCTACGACATCTGCATCAACCTCAACCTTGCGTAGTGGCGTAGTTTTACCTGCCCAACTAGCAAGCGCATCCACACAGTCGCAGAGTGCTGTGATGCGCGCATCAAATGGGATTACGGCTGGTGTGGCTACCGTTGGTACCGCTTCCTTCCCAGCTATAGTTTCGTCTGGTGCGCGCATCACAGCACAGTTGATGTCAGCGACTATTCAGTCTCTGCCAATGTCCATGGGTGCTACAGGTATATTCCTGGCCCAGATGATACAGGCATCTGCAGACCTGAAGATAGTAACTGTGGCTCTGGGCAATCTGTGGCAAGCCCAGATAATGCTAGCAAATGCACAATCGTATACTTATACATATACGACTGGTGCAGTCTGGACTCTCGATACAATTGTCGTAAATGGACAGCTAAGGATAGCTGTAATACGAGAGTCTTTTGCTATCACCAGTCCAGGTCCAGACATCATATACGCAGAGAACGTTGTGCCTATGATCGTCGGGTCGGACCAGTTGGTGCCATATATCTACAACAGTGCAGAACCGATACCAGCAATAGTGAACGGAGAGTATCCAGTTCCTTATCTGTATGCTAAAGACGCAAGGGTACCAAATATCGTGGAGAGTGCAGAAGTATGATTATCCTGGGCATACGTGTATCTAACATCAACGAGGTGTTGACCCAATTCGACATCATTAGGGTCTACCGCGATGATGCCTATGATGCACCGTTCACTAATCCACCCATAGGTACCGTGCAGTTAGTGGCGGGCACCATTGACTATGAGTACCTTGACTCAGAAGGTAACGATACCCACTGGTATTCTGCCAGCTACTACCATACAACGCCACCCAATGTAGAGTCAGATAAGTCGGTGCCATTCAAAGGGATCCCTGCAAGTGGGCCTCTGGGGATTCTAACGCCAGATTACATTAGAGCTAACACAGAGTTCCCTGGGTTGGCAGTCATGAACGACACCAAGCTGTGGAACTACATCTGGCGTGCAGAAGCTTTGATTATGAGTTGGGCTGAGCAGTATGGTGGGTTCTGTACAGAAGGCAAGACCAACTGGACTGTAATGTCCCGTATCGCTGGCCTAATGGTGGTGGAGCAGCTTTACATCACAACGGATGCCAGTACCAGAGTCAGGAACGTTAGTGGTATTAAGTCCGAGCGTATTGGGTCTTACCAGTACACTATGGCAGATCCAAGCACCTCAACTACTACGACTGTAGATCCCAATAATCCGTATGCTTTTGGTGAAGAGCCGCTAGCTATCTTTGGCTACTATACTTGCGGTACTTCGTCTCTGGTCCATATGAAGACAACGCATGTGTTTGTAGAGTTGTCTCCTGTACCTGGGTATCCACTTACTCCGCAATACGTGGGTGTGGAGGTAAGACCTTGGCATGACTTTACCGACCTCGAACTGTTGCGCGGTGTGCTCCTACCTGGGTCTGGTATTAGAACGAAGGATCCAGCCTGATGCCTCTACTTGCACTACTAAACCGAACGTGCGACATCTGGGGTGCTAATCCTGCAAATCCAGAGATAGAGGACAACGAGGAAACGGAAGTACTCAAGTTTCCTGGAGTCCGATGTAGGGTAGATACTACTTTGTTCAGACGGAGTTTCGATGAGCAAGTTTCAGGTGGTACGCAGGGTACCAAACGGGCTTGGATTTTTGTCCAGGATCCCAGGCTAAGCTACCCAGAGAACTTTGACGAGAACAACTGGATTATGCATGATGGGATGCGGTACAACATCATAACAGTTGAAGAAGCGGACGACATGTTCAACATGCACCACTTCGAACTATATTGTGAAGTAGGATTATCACGCTGATGGCAATGAATTCTCTGGCTATGTACCAAAGCTCTGGGCAGTCATTTACCCAGAGGGGTCGGGCTGGCAGGACTGGTACCTTTCTTGCCAGGGAGAAGATCAACGACTTTCGTGGTGCCATTGAAGATATGGCTGCTTTGAACTCTCGTTTAGTAGTGCTGTCTCGGGATGCTGCTATCCAGCTAGCGGAGGCACTCACTGCTAACACTAAGAGAGCCATCATACGCCATATGCCGCCTGCGGGGTGGCGACCTAGGGGAGAGGAAACTGGAGCGGCGTTTGAGTTCTCTAAGGGCAGGCTCGCGGCCGCGTGGGGGCAATACACCCCTGAGCTAATGCGTGGTGAGGAAAATGAAGACGGCGAGGTACCAGTCCAGGTCAAACACCAGAGATGGGCGCAGCGGAACGGTGTAGCTGGTACTGGACGTATACACGAAGGTCGAGATGTTGGCGAAGAAATCGAGATTCGTTATGGTGCTGTTACAGAGATCAAGCGTCTGAAGGGTAACGTCTGGAGCGCAGAGGTAGGTACGTTTCTACCATATGCTGGTCTGGCTAACGATGGTGGCACCATGTGGATCTATCCGTATGGTAACCGTGCTGCTGAGCCAGTACAGGCTAGATGGGAAGGCGTACACTTCATCGAGGAGGGCGTAGCTGCCACGGAAGCTTCAGTAGACAACATTGTTGCAGGCTCTATCAATCAGGCGTTTGGTGGGCAAACTAATAGACGTCGGATGAGGAACGCAAACAGGCGTGGCTAGGTCAACAGTAACAATAGACGTTGAGGAGCAGCTTCACTCTGTGAAGCATGCTATTTGGGATCTGTATCCAGTGGGTGCTAAAACCCGAGTACTGGATGAGCGCCCGAATGTATTGGTGCGTCCTAGTTGGCGTATCACTTATCTTATGCAGCGGGACGAACAGCTTACTTCACGCCGTTACAGGCAGGTAGTCGATTGGACTATCGACTACTATGGTATGAACCGTGCCGATGTTATGGATAAGATGAACCTCTTTGAGAGGAGTATGAAGCATGGAGGTAAACGCCATAGACTAGTCAACCTCATACCTGCCTGGCGGTTTGATTGGCAGTATCCGACTGTTTCACTCTCAGCACTAAACGATGGCGCAATTCCGCCAGGTACATATCAAGTGCGTGTAAGTGCAATAGATGCTTGCGATAACGAAAGTGCTGCTAGTGCTCCGCAGGAAGTGGTAATCGCTGATCCCAACAATGCTATACAAGTACGAATTCCTCGGGTGCCGTATAGTTCGCCCCTATTCAAGGAATTCAAGGTATATGTGGATGGATTTCTGCAAGACTCTGTAGACATGCCGTTGAGGGATGGCTATCTGTACCCCCAGGTGGTGATAAGGAATCTACTTGGGTCTGGTGCAGCCCCTAAGGAACCAAGTGATACAATACGGGTCAGATGGCAGAATCTTCGTGTCACATCCTATGCAGCTAGCAGTCGGGAAGACGATATCTTGAACGGTGTGTTTACGGGCAACATTAGCTTGCAGACTACCGTGGAACAGGAGCATGATCACGTACAAGCCCCCGTTATTGGTCATCTGGAGGTCGAGACCGCGCTGAATGCATACGATAGGTTCACCATCACGGTTGGAGTATTATAGTGACTCAAGAAGTCCCAGATGAACAAGAAGAACCAGCACAACAACCAGTGGAGCCTACACCAGTGACAACTCCGCCCGAAGTACCGCCAGAGATTCAGCAGCAAGAGTTCAACTACGAGGACCATCGTACCTATTCTCAAGCGATATATAATCAGCCTGTCTATGTTGTTGATGCAGTCTTTGGTCCAGGTGGTTTGGATCAGAATGCGAAGCACACTCCTGCTACGGTGCAGACTGCCATCGACCAGATGATGCAACAGCCAGACAAGCAGTTCCAAACAGAGGAGGTTCAGTAGATGCCAGGTGGTCCATGGTCTCCAGCTGCACCCCCGACCCGTCCTGGTCTGTACATCAACTTCATCTCGGATGCTCTTGCAGCAGTAACAGTCGGTGTCCGTGGTAGAGTTGCAATGATTGTCAGGAGCCAGTGGGGGCCAGCCAATACAGGGCAGACGATTGATTCTTTTGCAGAGTTGATCAACTACTTCACTGGAACTGAAACGGCTCCCTACAATGCGTACTATGCTGGCCGACAAGCTTTTCTGGGTGGTGCTAGAGAGCTTAGGTTGTATCGTATTGCAGGAGCAGGGACAGCCAAGTCCACCATAACGCTGCAAGATACAACTGGTGCGCCTGTAAACTCGATCAAGTTCGATGCGAAGAATGCAGGTGTTTATGGCAACACATTTGTAATCCAGACGAGAGCTAATCCTGGGGATATCACCAAGACAGATATCTTGCTTTCTGTCGGCACGACACTGATGGCAGTATATACCAGCAGTGTAGCTCGTGGCGCAGCAGGACATATGCAGAACTTGGTGGATCTTGTCAACAGAGATTCAGCCAATTTCTGGGTTACTGCCACACTTCTAGCAGCGGGAAATAACATACCGGCGACTACTACCTTGACTATGGCAGCGGGTAGCAACGGTTCTGCGCCAGTGATGCAAGACTATGTCAATCTACTGGCGACTATTGCACTGGAAGCAGACGAATGGGATGTTTTCACGTGTGATATCAAGAATGCTGACCTGGCTGGTATCGAGGCTACGTTTAGTTCTTGGTTGCGTGATCTTCGTCTAGAAGGTTATCGTGTCTCGATGATCGTAGGAAGTGATACTGGTGAGTCTACTACTACTGCCGAGGTTGCTGCTGCTGGCATCAATCATGAGGGTGTCCAGTACATTTATCCTGGCGTGCAGCAGGTAGATAGTGATGGTAATCTGGTTGCTAAGAGAGGTGCTGCTTTCGCTGCCCAGATTGCTGGAGTACGCTCTTCGTTGCCGTTGGGCCAGGGCATGACTTACTACCCATTGCAGGAGGTGATTTCTCTAGAGTCAAAGTCTAAAGGTAGTACGATCGATAGTATGATTAAGAATGGGGTAACCGTTCTAGGCAAGGCAGGTAACAGTTTTCACGTAGTCAAGGGTGTTACAACTCTGGTTACACCTGGCTTGGCGATGGATGGTAATGCTGTTCATCAAGGGTTCAAGAAGGTATCGATCGTCAATACCTGAGATGCTATTGCTGCT